AGTGTCCTGGTTTGCCATCCACAGCATATTGGCCCTGCTGCGTGCCCACAGCCTGGCGTACATCTTTTTGATGTTTTCCCAGACTGCCGTGGTCGCGGCCTGCCCGGTTTCCTTGCTGACTGTCACCAGGGCGCCGCTATTCAGGATTCCCAGAGGCTGTCCGGCGCCGGTTCCGTTGATGATCGAATCATCAATTTTGAATCCAGCCTCTTCGGAAAAACCCTCCGTTATCACTGTGGCAAGGGCTGCGTAGTCCTGAAGCAACTCGTCGGTTGCGTAGCAGAGACCGACAAGCTTTTTGAGCGACAGCTCCATCTTGCCGAATTTCGGCTTGCTGGCCGTCTTCTCCGATCCCTCTTCCTGCCAGTACATCTGAATGCCACCCCACCGCGAACCGTTTGCCCGGTTCGTCTCATCCACGGTCTGGAGTTTCAGGCCGTTGGCGTTGGAGCTGGTCGGGATTTTGCGCACGCGATTGAAGAGCTGACTCGCGTCATGCGCCTTCTTGAAAAGCTGCGTGGCAAAATCCTGCTGCACGAGGAATCCGCCGAGGGAAGGCGTTGCTTCTTCCAGACCTTCCGATCGCGTTTCGGCCGTATAGGCCAGACGCTTGTCCAGGAATCCGCACGGCTTACCGTCGATCTGATTGCCACGCGGCGATCCGGCCCTGGCAACCGCTTGCAGGTACTCACCGAAATTGGTGAAGCGCTTTTCATCGTTGTTGGTCGGCTGCTCCGTGTTTTCCGGTTCGGTGGTATTGGCGCTGATTCTCGCGCTCACCCGCTCGGCCCGCTGTTCGGTCTGGATCTGCGCGTCAATCTCTTCTACCTGGTCGCAGAACTTGTTCAGCTCTTCGACATCCGCTTTCACGGGTGCCTCTTTGCTGCGCAAAACCTGTATCTTCTCGTCGAGCTTCCCGAGCTCGATCCTGAGTTCCTTTTCTTTCTGTGTCATAGGATGCCCCTGTTTATGTTGGATTTCATTTCAGCTATCCTCATCTTTATCAGAGTGACCGGATCAAAAAGACCCTCTGTGGCCGGCTCATCATCAGCCCCGGAGTGGCCATCGTGGGCCGGCTCCGGTTCTTTTAGATAGCGATTCAAAACTGTCACTGTGTCCATGATGAGATCATGATCATGCCGCAGGACAATACCTTCGTCCCTGCGCTTGACCGCTTCGACCAATTCATCATAATCGATCCCGTGATTGGCAAACCGCACCTTGACGCTTGTCTGTGGATAGGCCGGGAAAGTCACAGGCGAAATATCGAATAGCTTGGCTTCGAGCAAGATGCGCTTTTTCCCATCTGAAGACCAATCATCTTTAATCATCTGAAAGCCGAAGCTGTTTTGTGTCACATCTTTGCGTTCGATGCTTTTTTTCAAATCGGCAGCATAAGTCGTATCGGGAAGTACCATGTTAAATAGCAGGCCCTTTTCATCCTCTTCCAATTCCAGGGTTTTGTTTTTCGTTCGCCCGAGAATAAGGTTCGGATCATGATTGAAAAGTGCCCGGATGTCATTTTCTTTGATTGTTTTAGCAAACGCACCAGCCTGAATCTTTTCCTTGAAAAACCCGAGATCCTCAGACCATACGCCAAAACGTGCCGCATAGCCGGTGAGAATATTGCCCTCGTCGCTCTCGGAAAATCGGAATTCTACATCTGCTATATTTCGTCTTTCCATTTTCACACTCCAAAAAAAAGACCTATCCGCTTAGCTAAACACAGCTCGCGCTGCAATTAGCTCAACAGATAGGTCGGTTTGTGCCGGTGGCCTATGCTATTCTATAAATCGTACTCTGTGATATTCAGCTTTATTACGCCCCCGTTCCCCGCATTAATCTCTATCTTGATATTATTGTCATAATACCGGCTTATTGTCAAGGCTTTTTCTTTAATCACTCGTATCGCCTCGACCGTGTTCATCTGCTCGATTATCGTTTCGGCAGATAGCCTCATAGACCAGCTCTCACGGTACAGTCACATCCTCCATGCGCAGCCGGGTGCGAAATATTCTGCTTGACGATAAGCGGCCCGTTTACCGCGCCATCCGGCTCGAATGATTGCCCGGCATTCAGAAAACTCATCCCGCGAGAAATTGTCTTCCCGTCAAGTGCATTACAGTACGGGCAATTGTCACCGAGCGCCACCCAGATTGTTCGAAAACCCGCCGCGAAATATACAAACTGCGCGAATCCGCATTCGCCGTCTACCGCTTCACGGTCGGCTATTTTGTCCGGTCGCGTCTCTTCCCATTCGGCAAGTCGCGCATCGATTGCCCCGGCAGGATCATCCTCCCGATATTTGGCCGCCTGCTCGACAAGCTGACCACGCGAGGAGCCTATATATCTATCCGTCGTATGATCGACAAACTCATCAACATACTGCTGATACTCGGCCCCCGGATCTTCCTTGTAATTCACTTCATCGGCGGCGATCGGATAGATGGTATTCGCATACTCCGTATAAGCTGCAGCAAATACCTTCCGAATCTTACCGCGATTTTCCCGATAGAATCCATCAAGGCCATATTGGAAATCTCCGACATCGCGCTGCGTAAAGGCTTCAGCGGCCAGGCGCTTTACCGCCGGTATTTCGATTTTGAGAATGGACTCACCCACGGCCCGGAAAATGGGCTTGAAGGCCTTCGCGTATCGCCGGCGAAGATTGATAGAGCGCATACCGCGCAGCTCAAAATTGCCGACGCTCTTTTCCTCGGGCTCAAACTTATCCTTTGACTTGTCGACCTTTTCTGCTTCCTCTGCATTAGCGTCGGCCATATTGAGCGGCATCCAATAGGTCTGGCCGGCCTTCCCGCCAATGGGATTCATGTTTTCTATCCCGGCCCACTGGTCGGCGTTGATCACGCCATTTCGCCGCATGATATCAAGCCCCTTTTGCCTGCTCTCCATATCACCTCGCAAGAGCCCGTCAATAAGGAATTCGGCGAATATCAGCTTTTTCTCTTCATCATTCAGCAACTTCCACCAGATATGTTGCTCCCATCTGACAAGCCAAGGCCGGATAGTGTCCTGGACAAACTGGATCTGCATCTGCTCGATATTGGAGAACGTCGCATGGCTGAGCTCGGAAAGTTTGTGTAGCTGCAGGTTGAACCACCTCGCTATTTCTGCTATTTGAAAGATCCTGCTTTCGAGGAATTGCGCATCCTGTAGCGGCATGACGGTAGATTTCCATTTCATGCCCTCTTCGAGAATCAATACGCCATGCGCTTTTTTGCCCTCATCCTTCTCGAAATCTTTTTTCAGATTATCGTATGCTACATCACCTAACTTGCCCGGATGTTCGAGCACGTTACCGTAGTTCGTGCCCTTCCCATAAAACTGTGCACTGAATATTTCTTGCGCCAACCCCAATCCAAAAGACTCCCGGGCAAGCGTCATTATGGAATAACCCATTCGCCCATCAAACCTCATTAGCTTGGAATATCTTGTAGCTTCCATCTGATTTATTCAGCTTGTAAAAGATTTTCCGATTTTCATCGCGCTTAACCTCTATGGCTTCAGGCGATATTGGCCACAGCTCTTTTGTCCGTAACGAGCCATCTCGAATTATCTGACTGTAGGCGTTGCCATGCAACAGCATGTGCTGTTGCGAAACCTCACGCCATACGAAACTAGTCATCTCGGGATTTGCCATATTGTGCAGGCAATAATATAGCGGATGGTTTGTCAAGCGTTCCTTGCCGTATTCTCCCGTGCGCCTGTAAAGCAATAATGGCAACGAGGCGATTGTACCACTGATGATATTGACAGCATTATAAACGGCAGAAAAATTGAGCGCTGTTTGACGAGAAACAAGGACGCCGGATTCCGTCCGACCACCGGACGCCATCTCGTCCATCATCGCGCCTAGCTCTGACAATGACATGATGCGTTTTGTGATAGCGCGAATAATGCGTTTTGTTAACCCAGGTTTTTTCACTGTCAATTCTATATTATACCAGATATGCGTCTGTAATCAAGCCTTTTGACAATCTTTTTATCCTACCCTGAGTATCCCCCGAGTCTTGTATACCGATTCATTTTCCGTATGCAATACGGCTCGATACAACGCCATAATCGATGCCGTTATTCCGTCTATCCGTTTCCCGGATCTGTCACGCTTGGGTTTCATCGGCATGACGTTACCCTGTCGGTCGCTCTTCACTTCCGTGCAAGCCATCATCCATGTCAGTACTGGATTCCCGTTATGCGCCACTTCTTGGCCTAATATTTTCTGTTCAAAAATGTCTGATGGTGCCGCCATGCCAGAATACTGCTGGCGGATCGGTACCATGGTAAAATCGCCTTCCAGATGATTGATTATTTCGACCGCCTTGAACGGATCATAAGCTATTTCCAAGATAGAAAACTTCTCTCCGTCGCTCAATATCTGCTGCTCGATAAAATCATAGTCTATCACGTCGCCCGGCGTCGGAATGATTAATCCATGTTCAATCCAATAGGAATAGGG